GGCATTTCCATTATTCTGTTTCCACATCATATTCGGTATTGATTAATAAGTCTTGCACATCGTTGGCCATCAGTAAAAACCCCCTAGCCGGGTTATCTGCCCCGCCAAGTGCTTTTTTAGTTGACTCATTGAACTTGTGCTTGTTGATACGAAGATACCTTTTGAGTCGGCCTGTATCAACCATTACAAAAGAACCGTCTAGAGCAAACACGTAAACCCACCACTTTGCTGTGGTTACGTTTATCCCGCTTGGAACCCAAATTGGTTCACCATTGTCGTCTTTTATCGCTTTAGGGTTTTGGTTGGTTTCCACAACCATTCGGCCGTTTCTGTACCTATCGGTCTTTACCTCAAAGCTGCCCGCCGATAGCGAGTCAAGAAACCCAGTTATAAGGTCTTCGCCTTGGTGTCCAAATGACAAATCTTTTTTGAAATCAAATGTTCTTTGAGGGAGGTCGTATTCTTTCCTAGTCATCTAGGCCAAGTTCCTCAGAACGCTTGCTTCCGCGAAAATATTTAGACAATTCATCCCCGTCAATGACTATCTCCCTAGGCTTTGTTTGCTCTAGCGAGTTTCTGACTTCAAGGAGGCGGTCTATGACGCTCTCTGCTGAAACCCTAAAGAAATTGTCATAAGAGTAGAGTTCTGATAGTTCCGATAAGAAACGGTCTAGTTCTTCCATGGCTGGTATCTTATCAATAAAACCAGTTATTGCAAGCCCCAGATAAAGATGCAGATATTTGAGTTTGGGGTTGTGTTGTCAATAGATGGCGTATATCTTTACGTCAACCTAAAAAAGAGAGGTTTTAAATGTCAGAGTACGACACTCTAAAAAAACGAGGACTTGTTCGTGGAAGACCACGACTTTCTGAAGAAGAAAAGCAAAGCAGAAAAGAACTAACCGGCAAACGCCAAGAGGCAAGACGCAGAGCTTCCTTTGTTCTACAGCATCGCCATGCTGACGAATACGCAAAGATTTTTGAAGAAGAGCTTAAGGCTGTTCTGAAGAAGTAGAGTCAGGCGACTCATCTTCTGCGTAATCATCGGGGTTTATTTTTAACGACTCTTCTGCAATAGACTGATGGTCTTTGGTGGTCTTGTCGTTGTTTTCTGCAACAACCACCATATCCATTAGGTCGTTGTTTTGAGAAAAAAAGCCGTGTGTCCCAATCTTCATTGAAGCTAGGGCCTTGTCTGGGTTTTTGTTGTCGAATGGAAGAGTCACATTAATCACCATAGTCCGTAAACTTCTTAGGGCGCTGTTTCTTTTTTCTTCTTTGTCCTGCTGACTGGTTCTGAGCCCATGTGTCATAGTCTTCCGGTATGCCAGGATTAGATATTACGTATCTTTGGTATTTTTCAAAGAGCTCGTCTTCTTCGTCTTCATAACCAGCCATGATTGACACTCACTCAGCCTTTTCTTCCCATGGCTTATTACCCGGGGAACCGCCTAGTGCGGTTTCTATGTCTTTGCGAAGTTCGGCATTCATTACAAATCTTTCAAATGCCGTATCTGGGTGAAGATAAGCAGACATACCCTCTGCAAACATCTCAAACATGCTTGAATGTGCATATCTTGTAATTGTTCTTGGGGTGTTTGGGGTTTCGGAAAATTCTTTATCGAGATTTGCCATCATTGTTGAATCGGACATGTATTTTTCTGCAACTTTAAACAGCGCAGCGTTTTTCTTGTCCTTTAAGTTATTCTTTCTCTTAACTCTTTCGGAATCATTAAGAGCATCAACAATAAAATGGTGAGACCATTCATGTCGTATTTGACCATTGATGGAAGCATCCATTACTGGGTCACCCATCTTCGGAAGGGCGCTACGGCTCTTCATTGCTGTAGCGTCAGGAGTATCACCGTTTGCATATATTGAATTAATTACAGACGGCATAAACGACATACTGGTCAAGAACGCATCAGAAACAACTCCAATACTCTCTGGCTGGTCACCCTCTTCAACGTTCATCTTTGACATGATTGCTCTTTCGGCACTATCAGTCTTTGCAACGATGATTGGTAAACCAAACGTCTTGACGGCCCATTCAAATTTAGGAGACTCTTCAATTGCTGATTTAACTATGTCTTTTATTCTGGAGACAGTTTTTTCAGAAAAGTCAATACTGTTTTCGGGAAGAGCAATCCATTTGTCAAACTCGGTCTTAAACTTTTTTTCAGACTTTTCACTGATTGAGTCAAGCCTGTTTGTTTTTTTCCAGATTTCAAAATATTGCTCTTCTGACTCTGGGGTGGCCATATCAACAATGCTTTGAATGTTTGCTCGTGATGGTTTAAAAGGCTCATCAGGAATTTCTTCTTCTATGTTCCTGACGTATGCGTCTTCCATCTTTTCAGATAGAGCTTTAATTTCTGTCCTTTGTGGCTTTTCGAGCTTATTTAACCCGGAAACCCTGTCGGATAGATATCTTCTTTTTGATGGTTTAGAACCAGCAACTTCTCTAATACCCTTTTGGCTAGGCCATGGCTTGCGTCTTGCCGCACCGTCTTCGGATGTATTTTCCATGAGAGATATTCTACTTTTAGCCCGAGCAAGGCCAGTGCAACTAGTTGTTGCGTTGTTTTTTGGTTTTCGGCTTATGTTCTTTTAAGCGAGTGCTGCAAGCAAGACATATTTCTGCCCAAGGGTAAAATCTTCTGGAGTTTAACGGGTGAGGGCAGTCCAGGGACTCTGATGCGGTTTTGTTTAGTGAGTCACGAATCCATGCGGACAGCGTTGTCCCGGACTTTTCGGCAGCGTCTTTCCACCTATCACGGTCATGCTCGGAAGCCCTAATGAGTACTTGTTTGTCAACTGTCTCACCATTGGTTGTGGCTGGGTTAGCAACAGACATGTCCTTGTTTTCTTCCATGACCTTGTCAATGGCTTCCCTAATATCTTTTTCTTTTGCCATTACTGCTCGCGATTCTCGATAGAGAGGATTTCTTCTTCATCTTCTTCATCTTCTATTTCTACTACATCTGCGTCGATAATATCCCCACCACTGAGAAGTTGTCTAATCATCTCTGGTGGAAGTATTCCTGAAGCCCCCATAAGTTCAAGCAGCTTTCTTGCTTCGGACTCTGGGTCAAATTTCTCCGTCTCCCCCTTGGCCGTAGCCCCTGCGAGCGTTACCTTAACTGGGTCAGAACTTGACATGTTTGCGTCCATTTGCACATTGAGGTTTACATGGTCCATTCCGAGAAGCTTTGTTCTTCTATCCATAATGGACAAAACCTGCTGGATTGCCTTCATGTCTGGTTCTACCGACACTTCCGAGCCGTCATCCATTCGTACTTTACGATGTTGCGTTAGTGGCCATATTGCCTGCTGGAGGTTGTCGAGCCTTTCAAGCTCCATCCTTAAAACCTCAGGGTAGGCAAGCATTGCCTCTTTATTGAGTTTTTCTAGCTGTCTTTTAACGGCGTTAGATACAACACCAGAGCTAACGCCAAAGCGTCGTGCTATTTCCTGTATAGAGGTTCCAGCCTGTCGCATTTTAAATATGCGGGCATCCCTCTCCGAGAGAAACTCTCTTGTTACAGGCTTGTTGCCTCTATCTTCTGCCATTTCGTGCGCCTATTCACTTTTGCTCTCCTGAAACCTTAGCAAATTCAATGACCTGAAACGGGAATTCCTTGCCACGAGTGATTTTGGTTGGCCAATGTCGCTCGTCACGAGCACCTCTAAAGTGCTTCACGTCATACACATACGGCATAGAAGCAGTAAAGTCCGGAGTGAGAGAAATACCAAATTCTGGCCAACGAGACCACACTGCGGAGCCAAATGGTCGCAAGTCCCTAGTTGACATACTGCTACCGAGTGGGGCGTGGTGCTCCATCCAGAGCGCACATCCGTAAGTGGTTCTCAAGTAGTCAAGGTATTTTGCAACCTCAACCGCTACCGATTCAGAGGTTCTACCGCCTGGGTCAACAAACGCTTTATACAGAGGTCCGATAACAACAAGTTGAGGTTTTGTCTTTTCAATGTGTTCTTCAATTATCAGCCTGTCCGAAGCTTTTAACAAATCAAGACCGTCAGGTTTGACGACGAGACTTCCTGTTGGGGCAGTAACCCTTCGGTGCATCTTTGCCCTATTGGCTGCTGCTGCTCCGATGGCTCTTGATGTTCTGCGAATAATTCTCTCAGGGTTTTCAAGGTCGATAGTAAGCGTTCGCACTTGGTCCATTGGTTGATACGTGAATGGGTGGATACCCCACATTGAACAAATGGCGACCTGTCGTGCAAGCATTGTCTTTCCAACACCTTCAGCAGCAACAACAATTACTCGTTCGCTCTTCTCTAGGAGGCCTGGAATAATCCATTCGTAAGTGTCGTCATCCGTTTCGGCAAGAAACTCCTGCCACTCAACGAGCCTCCCCGGGTCTGGGGCTTTATCCGTAGAAAAAGAACTAATTATTGTGGATGCTTTTACTATTTTCTGAAGAGTGTTGAGTTCTCCGTTGTCCAAGATTTTAGAAAGCCTGTCAAGGATTTCTTGTCCCTTGTCTTTTTCTTGTTCTATCTCTTGCTCTACTTCTTGAATCTCTTCAACAAATTCAGAAGGTTCAAAGTACTCAAGTTCATCTAGCGAGTGTCCAGCCTGTATGTGGTCGGTAACGTCTTTTGCATACGGACTAATAAATATTGTTGCATTACACCCTGCCTTGCGAAGCTGTTCACAAACATGTATGGCATGCGCTTTTCCGACAGAATCGTTGTCAGCAACAATCTCGACCGTTGCCCCAGCAAGAGACTGTGTATTTATGTCAAGCCACTTGCCTGCACCTCCTGGTGCCGTTGTGGCAACAATGCCCATGTCCATTAATGTGTCTGCGTCTTTTTCGCCCTCTACAAGCCAAATTGGGACATCTGCTTCTTTGGCCTGAATGATGTATGGAAGGTTGTAGAGAATCTTGGGCGTGTCACCGAGGGAATAAACCCAGTCTCCGTTTTCCGATGGCTTGCGCTGTCTAAATGTTTTTGCGCCCCACTGGTTAACGTATCTAAGCTTTTGGAACAAAAGCGTTCCATGCTCATCAAGGTAGTCGTACTCTTTGACAAGAGTAAGTTTTTCTTTTTCCTGTGGGCGTTCTTTTTTCTCTATCTTCACAGGGTATAGGTCTGACGGCTTTAGCCCCACAGACGAACAAATCTTCTCTACTCCGCACCCATTGCCTCTATGGCAGTGAACCAGCACTGTTCCGTTTGCATCTTCAGCAACTGATAGGGATGGGTTTTTATCGTCGTCTCTACATGGACACCTGGCTTCCCAACCAGAGGAAGAAGACTTAACGCCCACAAGGCGAGAAAGAAACTCTTCCGTATGTTTAAAGTTGGGTTGTGTCATTGCGCATCCGTTTCACGCCAACCGTTAAAGTCGCCGTTTGCATTTCTAGTACCGATTCCTGGAAAGAATATACGAGCATCTCGTGAGAGCCTGATACTTCTTGCTGCTCTCATCTTGGCTCTCTGTAGTTCAGTTCTGCCTCCCCATATTCCGTAGGGTTCGTGACGAAGCGAATACTCAAGACAGTGTTCAGTTTTTTCGCAGTCTTTGCAAATTATTAAAGCCTGAGCAGTGTTTCGCTCATTTGTTTTGCGTTCTTCCCTCGTTGGGGACGCTCCAAAAACCGGAAACCACATATTGGTATCATGGCCTTTGCATTTGCCGTCTCGTGGAGCTTCGTCAAATTTGTCGGCCATTGGGTCCTCCGTTGTAGGTTACGATTTGGTTATCCTACCGACGTCAAGGGAAGAAAGAAATACCGTTGCGTACTGAATTTTTAGTTCTTGGTTTTCAAAAGTAGAAATAACATCTACCGATTCAAGAGAGACATTAAACTTTGCAGCTATTGAAGCCCTGATGCTATTTATGTTGGATTCTTCAGACGACGAATCTTCTTCCATATAAGAAACAGAAGAACCAAGTTGCATCATTTGCTTGCCCATATTGACGGACTTAAAACACCAAGCGCAGGCCAGTGCTTTTGTTGATGCTTTTCTTGGCCTAGCCTCGACGTGACCGCATGACAATAAATGCTCATAAGAGACATTTCCCCATGCGCCAACTTTTTTTACCGAGATGACCTTTTTGCGTGGTGATTTACGGTGTTCCGTAGTCACTAACGCCTACTTCTTGCGTCGAAAAATCCTCTTGAAGAAGGAAACTTTTTGGATGCTTTCAAATGCTGTCTCAAGCTCATCTACGATGTCGTTGATTGCAACTGAGATGTTATCCACAGTCTTGTCCACAGCTGTATGGATAGGTGCAGTGTTGAAGTTGACCCTAATATCAGGAGTTGATGATGTTGTTGACGTACTTGTAACATTGACAACCGGAGAAACTGCTTTTACCACTTTTTCGGCAGTGCTTTTTGGAGCAGCCTTCTTTGTGGCTGCCTTCTTCGCAGGGGCCTTACCGGAAGGAGACTTCTTTGGAGCAGCCTTCTTGGTGGTGGTTTTCTTAGCAGTAGCCTTCTTTACGGGGGCTGACTTCTTGGGGGTTGACTTTTTCTTCTGTGTTGCCATAACCGACATAATAGCCACAAGAATCACTCCGTAGTGGAAGTCCCCTGGAAATACCTAAAGTGTGATTATTATTGCTTTGTGGAATCAAGTTACGACAATAATTTTAGTAAAATTGCGCTGGCAATAACGTCTGCCCAATTGGCTAAAAAGATGTCCGTCAAAGAGTTTGGTGTTGGCGAAGATTTGACCTTTAATTTCATGGGCTGGATAGATGACAAGCTGGAAATAATATGCCAGATGAAAAAGCCCATAATGGACCTAGAGCACGCTGAGAGGCTTACGAGGTCAGGACAGCTGTGTACCGCCCTCCGTCGATATTGGGGCGTTACGGACCTAACCATGATTGCTGAGGGCTTCTGCTCAAGGGACTCCAGCAGGACAAAAGGTCTTGATTTGGCAAAAGTCTATGCAGAGCGGGATAGTGACGTTATGGAGTGCATAACGGTGTCTCACGCCTCTATAACCAACGACAAGATGTTGAGCGACCTGGTAGCCCTGCCGTACAAGTACTTAGCCGACAATGAAATTGAGTGGGGAGAAATTCTCACCTACCCAGGAAATGCTGACAAGGTATTGAGAAACTCTAGTTTTCCTAAAATGCTTAGAAAATCACTATCAGAACCGGTATCCATAGAGGACCTTCCGGACGATGCTTATTTTGAATTAAAAGAAGCTATTCATAATAACGGATTTTATATACAAGAACTTCCTGAGTGATAAAATAAATCATGGGATATTTCTATGAAAACTCTTCACCCGGAGATGGCCCCCGAAGGCTGTTTAGTGACACAACTTTGGTTGGAGCAGATAGACAGCCATGCATTGTGTGTGGACACATTACTGGAGACTGCACTGGCGACTCTGGTCCTCCGATAGTTATCTATGGTCAGGGCTCTAGTGAAACAATCATTGATACCCAAACAATTCTTGTTGAGCAAGACATTTTTGAAGAACGACAAATAACTCCGTTCACTCGTGCAAAAGTTCTTTTATACAAAAAAGGCAAATACATTCCTTACAGAGAAGCAGAACGCCTCGGTTTAGTCGAAAGACCAAAACTTCCTTAGACACTGGACTCTTTTAGTATTTGCCTGTAGGTTACAATAGTAACTCCCACCTACCCAAGGCATATTGAACAGGAAAAAAATGAGCCATTTAGAACAACTATTCGTCGACTCTTACGCAACAAAGAAAGCCCCTTGGGGATTTAACGGACTAGGAGAAATTGTATTTCTTCGTACATATAGCAGACAGAAGGAAAACGGTGACAACGAAACTTGGGCAGAAACTTTACAGCGCGTTATTAATGGCGCACTTGACATTGGGGTACCGCTTACAAAAGATGAAGCAGAGACTTTATTCGACCACTGCTTTAACTTGCGTTGTTCTTTTTCGGGTAGGTCTTTATGGCAACTCGGAACACCGTTAGTAGAAAAATACAACGCCACTTCTCTTAACAATTGTTACTTCACAAACATTGAGAAGGTAGAAGACTTTGAACTCCTGTTTGACTATCTCATGCTTGGTGGAGGCGTTGGTTTTTCTGTTGAGCGTTCAAAGATTCATGACTTACCAAAAGTAAAGATGAATGTTTCTGTTACTCACGAGCGCACCAACGATGCTGACATTATTGTTCCTGACTCACGTCAAGGATGGCGTCGTCTTCTTCACAGTGTTTTGCGTTCTTATTTTGATACTGGCAAATCTTTCTCTTACTCCACAATTTTGATTCGCGAATTTGGGGCACCATTGAAGACCTTTGGTGGAACAGCAAGCGGACCTGGCGCGCTCGTTGACGGCATAGAAGACATCTGCAAGGTGATGAAGAATCGTGAAGGAAAGAAACTGAGGTCTATTGATGTATTGGATATTTGCAACATTATTGGTCGCATTGTTGTTTCCGGCTCGTCACGTAGGTCGGCGCAAATAGCAATGGGTGACCCTGATGACGTTCTTTTCCTTCGTGCAAAGAACTGGGCATCTGGAAACGTTCCTGCTTGGAGAGCAAACTCAAACAACAGCATCTACGCAGACCACTTTGACGAAATCATGTCTGAGCTATGGAAGGGCTATGACGGCTCTGGTGAGCCATATGGTTTGCTTAACCGTCGTCTTGCCCGCACGATAGGTCGTCTTGGAGAGAAGAATCCAGATAACTCAATTGAGGGTTTTAACCCATGTGCAGAAATTGCGCTTGGTGATGGAGAGTCGTGCAACTTGGCAACAATCTTCTTGCCAAACATTGAGTCGCTTGAGCAGTTCAAGGAAATCAGCACGCTTCTTTATAAGGTGCAGAAACAAATTACCCGCATGAACTACCCATACAAGAAGACAACGGAAATTGTTAGCAAGAACGCTCGTCTTGGTCAATCAATTACTGGCGTTCTTCAGGCTTCAGCAGAACAGGTTTCATGGCTTGATGAGGCGTACAAGAACCTGCGTGATTTTGACGAGGCCTATTCAAAAGAAAAGTCTTTTCCTAAATCAGTAAGACTTACTACGGTTCAGCCTTCAGGAACACTCTCTCTTCTCCCTGGAATCACTCCAGGTATTCACCCCGCTTACGCCCGTCATTACATTCGTCGTGTGCGCTTTGGTGCGGCAGACCCTCTTGTTGAGGCATGCCGTAAGCGTGGATACAAGGTTCAGTGGGACATGGGCCTTGATGGACGCGAAGACCATACTCGTTATGTTGTTGAGTTCCCATGCGAGTCTCCGGAGGATGCAGTTCTTGCAAAAGACATGACAGCAGTTGAGCAACTTGAGTGGGTTAAGAAGATGCAGACCGAATGGGCAGATAATGCCGTATCGGTAACTGTCTACTACCGCAAGGAAGAGCTCTCTCTTATTAAAGAGTGGCTAGAGAACAACTACGACAATTCAGTAAAGTCTGTTTCTTTCCTGCTTCATGCAGACCACAACTTTGCTCTTGCTCCATACGAAGAAATAACAAAAGAAGCATACGAAAAACTTCTAGGCAAGGTTGACTTCACTGTCCCTCTCTATACCCCTAAGGGTTTCGGAGAGTTGGATATGGACGACTGTGCAACTGGTGCGTGTCCGATTAAATAATCGGGCCGCCCATTGCCATTTGCACTACACCGTCTGGTATGACGGCAAATCTACATTTTCCTTCAGATTCAACAGTCTGAAGGATTATGCGGCATTGCCCGCCCCCCATGTATAGAACACAGTTTTCGCACTTAACGCCAATTCTTGCAACAGTATTGCTTGACGCTTCGTCGTAGCCAGCCCAAATGCCTTTTTTGTCTTCATTAAACTTGCCATACCTTTGAGCAATGCTCACGAGAGCATCTGCAAGTTCCTGCTCTTCTGGAGAAAGTGAATGGTGCCGTGGCTCAACGCGGTTAACAATTCGCACTGGAGCTCCAGACATGAGCATTTCAATGATTGATTTTTCTTCAGACATTACTTAGTCTCTTTCTTGAACTCTGTCCACGTTTTGTCGCCAACCCCAAAATACTCACGTGCGTAACCAGACTGTATTATGTCCTCGTTTAGGCAAGCGACCTCTGGTCTGGCAATCGCTTCATCGGTATAAATCTTTGCAAGAACACGGCCGTACTTATCGTTCTTGTCAGGGATGGTATTCACATAAACCCACTTATGTTTAGACAGCCAGTCTTTTGTAAATTCTTTGGCTTTCAGACCTAGCTCTTTTTCTTTCAAATCTTTAGTTCTCGACTCAGGCGTGTTTACACCATAGAGTCTTACCCTGATTTTGTGATGAATGTTAAAACCGAGGTCAATCATCAGGTCTATCGTGTCTCCGTCTACAACACCAAGAACCGTTGCTCCGTACCAAAATCTTTCGCTCATGGCTTCTGCTTAGCAGCCCATGCGTTGTCTACGAGGTTTGGGTATTTTCTTCCTGCAGCCTTAGCGCGAGCTTTAGCTTTTCTCTTTTGAGAATCTGTGAGCTTGGGCGAATCTCCCTTGGAAGGTGAATCCTGTTCCCAGAATGGCTTCTTCTTTGCCTTTGTCTCAATGTCTTCAAAAGATTTACTCTTCTTGTTCTTTTTTGTATTTTCATACCTTTCAAGAAGTCTGCGGCCTTTAGCCGCAAGCGCTGCTGCGTCTTCTGCGTTCTTTGGGACTCTTTCACCCCACGCGGCAGCAGATAATGCCAGACGAGTAGCTCTACCTTTTTCGTCAACCATAGGGCCTGATGGATTGGTAAAGAAGCGAGTAAGGAACGAACCCTTGCGCTTCATCTTTTCTGGGGTGTCAGCTGCGCCTTTTACCCCTGGCTTTAAATTTGAACCCTGAGTTCTATTGAAGAACTTTCTCCCAGCAGGTGTAAGTCCACCCTTCGGGTCTTTAAGCTTTGCGGATTTTGTTGATATAGAGCTTTCGCCAAGAAGAGTTTCATCAGAGTAGTCTTCACCCCACTCAGGTAATTCAGCATTTTCGATGTCATCTTTTACGTCGATGCTTACAAGTCTTGTATTCTGAAGCTTGATGAAATCCATTTCAAGTGACTTCTCTTTTAGTTTCTTTTCATCCGTTATGGGTCCACCCACAACCCAGGCATCACAAGTTCTTGCTGATGCGCACTTAAAGTCAAAAGCTTCGCAGTATCCAAGCTCCCCAGCCTTGATGATGTCCCAGGCGACATTGCCTTCTTCGTTACCGAGACCGCCTTCAATGCAA